GGGCTTTTCAATAACAGAAGAAGCAATGGAAGATAATCTTTATGATTCATTGTCTGCTCGTTATACAAAAGCACTAGCAAGAGCAATGGCTTATACAAAGCAGACTAAAGCTGCTTCATTGCTTAACACAGGCTTTGATACATTCCAAAGTGGCGATGGTGTAACATTGTTTAACACAGCTCACCCAACAGTGGCTGGTGGTAACAATAAAAATAGATTGTCAACAAATGCTGATTTGAACGAAACATCTCTTGAGCAAATGGTAATTGACATTGCAGCTTTCGTAGATGAAAGAGGTTTGTTAATTGCAGCAAGACCAAGAAAGTTAATCGTTCCGCCAGCGTTAATGTTTGTAGCTACAAGGATATTGCAATCAGAGCTAAGAACAGCAACTGCTGACAATGATCTAAATGCATTAAGAAATAATGGTTCTATCCCAGAAGGCTTTGCTGTGAACCACTATTTAACAGATACTGATGCATTCTTCTTAACAACAGACGTTCCTAACGGAATGAAAATGTTTGTAAGAACACCAATGTCAACATCAATGGATGGAGATTTCAACACAGGTAATGTGAGATATAAAGCCCGTGAGAGATATTCATTTGGTGTGTCAGATCCTCTCGGTATGTTTGGTTCACCGGGAGCCTAAACCCCTAAAAGGGAGCTGTTCCTTTCCGGCTCCCTTATTTTTAACCCTTGACTGCATTAGCAGACATTTGCCACGACAAGGAGTTTGATATGGCTAATACAACTTTTAACGGTCCCGTCCGATCAGAAAACGGATTTCAAGTAATTTCAAAGAACGCTACCACTGGCGCTATTACCACAGTGGCAAGCACAGCATCCACTGGAATTGTAACCAATAAATTTATTAAACATGTAGGTTTTGCATCAGGTGTAACCTGTAACACAACTGCAGGTGATAGTGATAATATTGGACAGTTTACACAACCAGCAAATACAATAATTACAGATATTAAGATATTCTGCGATTCTGCTCCAACATTAGGAAGCTCAGGAGATATTGGCTATGAAGTTGGTACATCAAGTTCAGGTGCGCAGATTGTTGCTGCCGTAACAGATGAAATACTAGATGGTGGCACAACCGTAGTAGAACACAACGTAACAGTTACATCTCTTGTTTTACAGACACAAAGCGGCACAACTGCCCCAGCTTCTGTTCAGTATACATCTGCAGAAAGAACTATATTTTGTAATATCACAAATACACAAGATGCAACAACACAAGGTTCTTTTACATTCATAATCGAATACGTTCAAATAGCGTAGGAGGTATAAATGGCAGGTCGATCAGACGTAAAAGCCTTTAACTTTAACCAAGGTGACAGCGCTGCTGTTGTTGGTCCAGATAGAACAAGAATAAGAC